CTATCTGCCGACGGTGAGCTGTCTGCTTCGCTTGCAGCCATCAAGGGCAAGGTGGTGACGACGTTCTTTGACGCTCAAAAGAATCCCATTGAGGAGATTTCAGGAGCGTGTGATTTTCTGTTTGAGCTGGCTGGTCTCTGGTTCCTCAAGCGATCCTTCGGTCCCATCTGGCGCGTCGTCCAGGTTCGTCAGCGGGCGGCACCAAAGCCAAAGACGAAGGGATACCCAGTCGAGTTCCAATTTGCAGACGAGCCAGAGCCAGAGGCGGAGGAGGATGACCCGACAGATTACCTGGACTGAAAAAAAAAGTCGTGTACTATTATAACATGGACGGCAAAGGTCTGGCGATTCTGATTCTTCTGTTCCTGATTGCCATGATGGTATTTTATCCCCAGCGTAGCGGCTACACCCCGACAGGCGGCGACCCAGTCGGAGCTGACGTAGAGACATCGCACGGCGTGGGTCCTCAGATTATGCAGGGTGGCTCTATTCAGGTGCCAGGTGGCACCTTCTCTTCAGTCGAGGAGCCAGCTCCGTTCGACATGGGTGGTTCCGGTGTGCGCACGGTTGACATGCCCGTGTACGACAACACCAACGTGGGTCTGATTCCCAAGGAGGTGGTGACGACCGAGGATTTCGGTCAGTTTTCTCCAGACGCCATCCTGTCTGGCCAGAACTTCCTGGACCCGCGTGCCCAGATTGGGTTCCCCGAGACGATCGGCGGCAACCTGCGTAACGCGAACCGCGACTTCCGCTCCGAGCCACCCAACCCCCGTGACTCTGTCAGCATCTTTAACCTGTCCACCATTCCCCCGGACACGATGCGCCCCAAGTTTGAGATTGAGAACAGCTACGAGAAGTAGAGATCGACTCAAATGAGTCGGAAACACTGATCAAGTTGCTTCGCGACTTGGTACTTAAAAAATAAACAGCTTTAACTAACAAATGGACGACTTTAAACTCGTCATGACCGAATGGCTCTCCCTGAAGCACCAGCTTGCTGCTGCGAGGAAAGACATGGCTGTATTGAACAAGCGCGAGAAGGAGCTCAGAGCGCAGGTCCAGGGCCACATGAAGGAGATTAAGGAGACACAGGACGTCGACACGGTCAAGGTGAATCAGGAGAAGGTTTCCCTGCACACCAAAGAGTCTCGTGGCAGCATCACGAAGAATGTCATCCTGGCGGGTCTGCGTGCCTATTTCGGTGGCGATGATACGAAGGTCGAGCAGGTGTATCAGATCATCGTCGATCACGCTCCAGTCAAGGAGCGCAACACCATCACCGTCAAGAAAGCCGCGTAAAGGTCACCGGTCGCGAAGTGACCGGTGATCGCCGTGTGTGCCAGTGCCGCTTAAGGAGTCCAGCCGTAAGAAAAACAAGTAGAAACCGAAAATGGGTATCAACAACGAGTACCGTGATGATGCTCTCTTTGGCGGCGACGAGGTCGACGAGGCATACAACGAGCAGGAGGACCATGAGCTCGTGCTCAGTCCGACGGATTGGCATGACTGGCACTCGGAGGATGTGCTCAACATGTGGATGTCACTTCGTCAGTATCTCGAGGACAACCACCTCAAGAGCACACTGATGAACAAGGCTTCCTTCCATAACTTTGCCGAGTTTGTCCGACAATTTTCTCGGTAGATAGTATCATGGATATCACCGGACCCAAGATTCTGACCCCAGCCATCCTGTTCGCCCTGCTCAGCCCGGGCCTGCTTCTGCGCGTCGGCCCCAGCCCAGTGCTGGTGCACGCCCTGGTTCTGTCCCTGGTGTACTACCTGATTGCCAAGTTTGTGCTCAAGGTGTCCCTGCGCCCAGCTGACCTGATCGTGCCCGCTGTCCTGTTCGTGCTCCTGACTCCAGGCGTCCTTCTGACGATCCCCCCAGCCAGCAAGGGTGTCTTTATGTCTGGCCAGTCTTCCATGCTGGCGGTGGGTGTGCACACGCTGGTCTTCGCCCTGGTGTTCTCTTTCATGCGTAAGAATTTCGCCGCCTACTATTAAGAAATGAACGGTCAGAAGTACGTCGGTCTTCTTATGAATTCTCGTACTCAGGCGCACGCTTTTCACTTGACGACAAATTCGTTCGCGCAACACAAGGCGCTTCAGGCGTACTATGAGGGCATTGTCCCTTTGTTTGACAGTTACGCTGAGGCGTACATGGGTAAGTATGGTCGCTTCCGCCGCATCATTGTCGGCCGCCGCACGATTGCCCGCAACCCGAAACTGTATTTCCGTTCGCTTCTGACACAGCTTCGCCGCATGCGCCTCCCGCGAGACTCGTACCTCAAGAACATCCAGGATGAGATCACAGCTCTGGTACGTTCGACACTTTATATGCTGAGCCTAAAGTAAACACTCACTGACACACTAATGAAACACCTGGCAATTGGACCTGGTGCGATGGCCTATTTTGCATTTCTTGGCGCGATGGGCGCCCTTCGAGATTGTCACGAACTGGACAATCTCGAAGAGATTTCAGGAGCGAGCGCCGGTGGTCTCCTCGCCTTTTTTTACGTTGTTACCGAAGGCAACATCAAAACCATATTGGATTACTCAGTGGACATCCCGATAAAGGATATCATGAAACCCAACATCCGACAGTTTCTGAAAAACTTTGGACTCGTCAGTCAAAGAAAGATTCGAACAGTCATCATTGACATTATCCGCGTCTTTTTCAGTAAGGAGGATCTGACGTTCCGTGAGCTCCAAGACCTTCGCCCGACAATGCCCAAGGTGCACATCAGTGCCTATTGCGTCAACTTGGCGCGTACAGAGTACTTTTCGTGTGACTCGACACCGAACATGTCTGTGGTGGATGCCCTATGTATGACCATCGCCGTCCCGTTCTTGTTTGCGACCGTCGAAAATCAGGGAAGGAAGTACATTGACGGCGGTACCATGGAGGATACACCGTGCGGTGTTTTCGTCGGTTCCACGGATGTTAAGGTTATGCGAACTATATGGTCAGAAAACCCAGAGTACGACACACGTAATCTGAAATCGTACCTGGTGAGTATTTTGTATACGATGATGCGATTACGTTCCAAGTACAACTATTCATTCATCGATATCGACATGTCTAAGATTGAGATATTTGACTTTGGGGTTTCTACAGAGACAAAGCTGAAGCTGTTTTCGTTTGGGTACCATTCCACGCGTACACAGGTGTCGAAATCATGTACGATTTGCCATCCAGGAGAGGGTTTGCCGCCGCCAGAACCTCACACAGGTCAACCACGTCACATGGAGCAATGTGCCGCTGAGAATACTCCCGGTCATCCCGAACAAACCGAACAAAATCCTCGAGACGAGACGAAAACTTTGTCGGCGTCCACCCATTCATCGTCATCCACGCCTCGTACTTTTTGAAAAAGTCGGGACACCGCGTCGTGAGCACGTGCTGCGAACACACCTTGGCGAGCTTCGACCACCCGGGAATCGTCGAACAGTCCGGGAACGCCCGGAGCGGCTTCGGAAACAGACCCGTCTTGAAGTGTGCGTCCGTCACCTGCAGAATTTCAAGCTCATTATCCATCGCGTGTGCGAGCCAGTTGCCATCCCCTTGCTCCCACACACAGTGCATAAACTCACAGATGGCGTCACGAAACGGAAGAACAACCGCCTCTTGCCCGTGGATAATCGTCCGACCGAGCTTTGCTTGAACGCGATCATTCTCGGCGACGAGCGGGTCGTCGAGCGCCTCTTTGATGAAGATGGTTCGCAACTCACCGTGCGTCACCGACCGATTCTTGCGGTATTCTGGTGTTTGGTGACGTCCGTGTGATACCCATGTCTTTTTCTCGGTGATGTTCACGGGGGCGAAACTTATCGAGTGTATAATTTTTTGAGCGGTGGACTCGAAATCACCGACGACATACTTCATTAGAGGACAGTGCGTCCGTTTTTTTATCTCACAAAATAGTAACAATGCCAGCCACCATCCGTCGGCGAGCGTACACGTTCCGTCGTACACCTCGCGTGGTCCGCGTCCCAGCCAGCCCTAGCCACCGCGCGTACACGCGTCGCGTTTCAGGTGGCACCGTCCGCGTCAAATCCGCAATCATCAGAAACCGCGGTCTTCCAGGCAAGGGTCCGTACACGCTTCCACCTCTGGCACCAGGCAAGCTGTACGGGTACACAGTGTCTGCCAACGCGCCCAACCGTTACAAGTCCCTGACCTTTGCCATGAAGAGCAACTCACCGCTGGCGGTGTTCCGTCGCCTCCAGATTCTGGCGCGTTACCTCAAGCGTACGTCGCCGACTGCACAGAGAACCGTTCTCAAGAACGCGGCGTGGGTCCGCACGAAGTTTTAAGGTATCGTTGCCCGCGCAGCGACGACCTCAAGTCGCTTCGCGACTTGTATAAATTTCTCACCTCCTAGTAACAAATGAAGCGCTCGACGATCATTCTTATTCTGCTGATTATCCTCGCCATCCTCGCGATGAGCCGCGTCGGCGCTCGACGTGTCCCAGGCGCAACGACCCAGTCTGAGCAGCGTCGCATCAAGGGTATGTCCGTCAAGACAGAGGATGGGTACTGACCGCCGGTGCCTCATCGGTGCTTGACATTGTTCCCACCTGCGGCGGGAACGGGTATATAGTCGACGAACTATCCAATTGTATGGAGCAATTGAAAACCAACTGGGACAATCTCGTGAACGACCCGGCATTTCGTCGAAAATTTACAGGATGTCAGGGTGACTATGACATATCAAAGTGTCGCCGAATTATTCATCCAAAAGGGACATTGTATACTCCCGTTTCGGATGAAGAAGGTCATTTTATGGCGTATGAATTTATTGGGTCCGGAATCATACGTGTGTTTGACCCTGCGCACACAATGAGCCGGTACAGTGGACACCTTAACCGTAATCTCATTTCGAAATTGTCAGGAAGACGAGTCGTTGTGTGTCGGGACCATCCTCAGAAACACGAAGAGGATACGTTCTGTGCGACATGGACGCTCGCATGGCTTCGACCGGACCTGCGACATCTCACTGTTTCTTCTTCCCAGCCAGAATAATCAACATCAGACCGATAACCAATGCAAGCATCGCACCCCACACAACCTTTTGATTCTCCTTTTCAAAAGGGACGGGTGGTGGTAAACTCACAGGACGTTCGACTTGATCCGGTACGTGTATCGTATGAAGTCGTAGCGTGAATGAATTGACATCGAGTCCATGGAAATCGAGTGGAACTCCGTTTCGGTCGAGCCAACTAACTGTAAGTCGATCGAGTGAGTCGAGACGTGACGGAAACGTGACATTCACATGATAATCAGACTCCTCTTTGAATGATTTGATTCCACCAGACGGAACATCCATAGGTATGATGGCGAAGGAACGTGCAGACGTATTGCTCGTCGTCGTATAGACACCCTGTGAATTCAAAAACAGTTGTCGAGCATCGGTTGTCAAAGGCGTTCGAAACTCTTCAATATCAAGCCATATATAGTCATTCATTTCGAGACTCACAATGTTGTCTGACACGACGTATGAGTTTGCTGTTGGGTAGAGTCCCTGGTAAACGGCGTTTGTGGCAATTGGATTTGATGTGGTTGTACCGAGTGGTAAACCGAGAATGTCTGCAATCTCCTGAGTCAGAGTCGTCACCGATGTGAGGTTCCCTGTGAATAAAAATTTACCCTCGGCATCCAGGTAATTGAGTGCGACGTTCGAAACTTGACCACTATTATTGAACGTGTCGACGAGCGAGCACGTAGAATAAAAACCGGGGTTGAGTGCGACATTTGCAGAATCAAACATGAGAACGTTCGAACTCGTCGTCAGGTTGTACATCGTGTTTGGGATTTTGGCGGAGATGAGATCAATCTGACTTATGTTGTGGACGGGCGACTGGAGAAACAGCGTATATGTGTTCCCTGACGGGTACAATGACACGTCCCTCTGTCTGGAATCGACGTACAACGTCGTCTCCATCTACCTAAAAGCAACATTATATAGCTGTCCGTTGGACGGACTTAAATAGCTGTCCATTGGACAGCGCCGCGAAGCGGCCTTCCCACCTGCGGCGGGAAGGACTTAAAACCAACATTAAAAGAAATGGTAGGAATGGTGCATTATTGGCTCGATCGCGCCCGTATCAATGACGGCCCGACTGACGTGACCGTCGTACCTGTGAGTTTTGTGACGACGGAGCACGCGGACCAGCTCAATCGTCTCGTAGCCCCCGAGGATGAGGTTGTGGACGGCGAAGAGGCGGTAAAGAACGATTGGGTCTTTGAGCTCAAGCCCGGTGATGTTCTTCCGGTACAGGTCATCGCATCGATTCAAGCGACGCTCGATGCATCCAAGTTTGATGCAATGATGTTTCCCGTCGTGTACCGTGGGAGCCCGGTTTTCGAGAAGCGTTTCTACAAACGTTCGGGTGGCGAAAATGTCCAACAGTCGAGCATGCCTATTTTTAACCTAAACCCTCCGTCAGTAGAGTCTTCAGTATGAAGGACTGCGTGTAAATTTCTACATATATAATATGGCGAACACGCCTCGGAAAAAGCCAATGTCTCCCAAGACGGCCGCCAGTACCATCAAGCGGCGTCTTCTTGGGCGGTCTGTCAAGCGCGCGTATTCATACTGGACGGGGGGCGGTGGGTCATCTAAGATGAATCAGATGCTCGGAACACGACCGTTGAGACCCAAGAATACTGGTCCGTACAACAACGCAGAGACCCCGAAAATTCGTGCTCACTTTGAAGCAATGAAGCGTCATGCCAAGAAGTTCCCGCGGACAGTTCCCGTTCTGTACAGAGGTATGGCGCGCAGTGATCCCAAGTCGGTTGCTATGCTGACAAACTTTACGACCCGCCAGAACAAAAGTCACCATGTCCCGACTTTCTGGTCATTCTCGAGTAAGAAGCATATCGCCAGCATATGGTCACAGGGTCCATCAAGAAGAGGGAATACACAGTATGGCTACGTGCTCATGCTGAATAGGGGGAGGTACCCTTCCATAAAGCACAACTCCTATACACCGTCAAATATGTCATATGAGAGTGAAGTGACTCTCGCACCTGGTACGTATACCATGGTCGGACGGACAAACAACATCATTCACGTCAGGTACACACCGAATAAGTAACCTAAACCCACCGTCAGTAGTTTCTGAAGTATGAAGGACTGCGTACGGTCCGTGGCCATCCGAGTCTGGCAGACCCTCGGACCTGGGTTTTCGGAGCGCGTCTACCACAACGCCATGGAGGTGGGCCTGCGAAAGTCGAGTATTCCGTATCAAACGGAGCGAATCGTTCCAATCATGTATGACGAACACGCAATTGGAAACATTCGTGCGGACCTCATCGTGGATTCCCGTATCATCGTTGAATTGAAATCCGTCAAGGCGATCAAGGATGAACATCGTATTCAGACGCGTATGTACATGAATCTCATGAACCTGTCTGAAGGTGTCCTCATCAATTTTCCCAACTCTGGGAGTGACCTCGAGGTGGAGGACATTACATTGTGGAGTAATACCGCGCCTGAGGCATCGAGTAGCCGTTCCTCACGAGACGTCTAAATTTCGCTTCGATGTTATTGTTTGCAGTCTTTTTTGGTTTGGGTTTGGGTTTGGGCTTGGGTTTCAACCCCAAGAAAATCGCAATGTTTTTCATCATTTAAAACCAGTGGACATTTTAAACTCAAATGTTTACGCCGGAGATGAAAAAGGCGGCTTCTGTTGTCGTGAAAGACACCGACTCGAAAATGTCGACACGTGTCATATCTTTTCTGTACTACTTGTCCATCCGGGCATGTGAGGTTATCGATTGGTGGTTCCCGGTGAAGCCAGTAAAAAAATCTCAATAACTTGTATTATGGCATTGTATCTCGTGCACGTATCAGGTGATATATTCTCGGATGAGAATGTAAATGTAACAAAATGGAAAGAACTACGTACATCCGATAAATGGTCAGACAAGGAATTTCCAGGTGTCTACTTTTCGCTCATCACGAAAGACAACATTCATAAAGAACAATTGTACTCGGGTAAAAAGGTGATGTTTTTTTCAGTGAAACTCCTTGAGCAGCACAACTGGCACTTGAACCTCAAAGACCATAACGGATATGTGAGTGAATACAACACATACTTTCCGTGGAACCTCGAAGAAGCACTCAAAAAGATAAAATCGGTAAAGAACGATTCGAACGAAGTTGTTTTTCACGATCCAGTGTCACTCAAATATCTTTGTCAAGTTGTTGCGAAACCAGAGGATTATAAACCTGGTGACAAGTTTCTCCCAAATCAACGAATGGAGACTGATGAATCACCGGATATGACAAAGAAACCATTCTATGTATATCCATTTGAAAGTGAATACACTGGGATTGACCAAGGGTTTCAGAAAAGTTCAAAGGCTTGGTTCAAAATGATGTGTGAGGTCGCTGGTATTTCAACGTTTGAACAAATGAAAAAACGCGCCAAATACTTGTGGACTCACCGTGACGAACAACATATCGAAATTTTGAAAGAGTATACGTTAGGTCACAAGAGTCTCAACAAGTCAATTACTCACACGAGTCTTTGATCAGCATGTACCAATAAATTGCCACCCAAGGTCGGCGGTGATTTTCTTCCATATGGTATCGTGTTTATACAGTTTTTCTTTTGATTTGAGCAGCGGAAAACATGGTAAGTATTCATCCTCACCAAGCAGTTCGCAGAATTTGTATAGGACGTAGCTGTAACTCAAAAAGTTTTTACGGTTTTCGGGACAATGTTTCTCAAAAGGCTTTTGAATCTGCCCAAACATGAGTCGAAGTCGGTCTTCTAGGGCTTGAGGCATGGCTGGCGGTTTCACCCCGTTGAGAATCGTTGTGATGTACGGTGCGTGTTCGTAGTATTTATTCATATGAATCTTCTTTAGCATTTCGCGCACCTTGCGGTGCGTCAGGTCTGACTTTTCTTTAATTCGTTGCTTTTTCACTTCGAGCTGTAATTGATCAATGAGTTCTTGTGGTACACTCGTGTACTCTTTCGCTTGGAACTGATTGACCCATTCGTTAAAATGATTTTCACGCCGGTAAGAATACACGACGTGGCGTTCCATCTCCTGCTCCTCTTTGAAGCCCACCTCTTGACACTGAACGTAATCTGTCATTCCACATGTGAGACAGATCATATCACTCGTCATATCATCCAGTGTATGGTCGAACGACCCACAGCCTTTGCATTTTGGTATGTACCCTGGATTTTTCTTTTGCATAGGTGTTATGTGATTTTCCTCCACAGTGGTCATATACTTTTCGTAAACATCCTTCTTCTTTCCTCCGGCGGACTCGAATTCCATTAATAAAGGAATGCATTCCGCCATGTAGTCGTACATTTCCTGTTGCGCAACCGATTCCCCTTTAGATATTCTTTTTTGGAACTCTGCGAGTCGTTCCTGATAGCGTGCTTCCATTCTAAATAATATATCGTTTTCTTTTAGTTAATGTGGATCTTAAACATCATCGAACAGTGTAGACCCAAGAATTTTCAGGTTCATCGAATGTTCAGACACGACAATGATGAGTTGGTACCAGTCGACAAATTCAACACAGGAGAACATGGACACGTCGATTACTACTTTGGTGGTCAGCTGTACACGCACCTCGGACATTGGCCCATCCAGAACATCATCCCTCGGTTTTCAGTTCCGGTACACAGTGCCATTTTCATCAACGACGAAGACAGGAAACCGACAGTCTGTACTGAAATCGTCAGGCGCCATTCAGGCCCGACGCAATCACCGGTATCGTTTGACGTCTACGCCCCTCGAACACATTTCACAGTTTCATTCTCAGGAGGGTTGAGAATCTCCTTGGGAATCAAATGGATCCTCGTAAAAAAGGTGTCCGGTACAGTTCGTATTCAGAACGTCCTCGGTCAGATGACACGAGTCCAAGTCGCTTCGCGACTTGTCCGTCCACCCGACGAACACGTCCTTCGGACGTGGCCTGATCACTCCGCCTTTGGTGCCAAGTAAAACTTGAGTTCACCGAGATTTGCAACCGTGTACCGGAAGACGACTGGCATGTTATCGTCATCTTCATGCTGCATCAGTTGGACGCTCGAACACAGGCTCGTCGCGCGGGTGAACATGTTGATGTACTTGAGCGAAAACACATTGCCGAGCGCCTTGTCCTTTCCGGGCTCGACACACTCGATGACAGTCTTTTGGTTTGCAAAGCCACCCTCACACTCGAGCTCAAGGGTGTTCTTCTTGCGCGTGATTCGAATATCCTGCGCCAGGTTGTTCATGTCACGTGTCACGCGCTGGAAATCGACGCTCGGGATGGTTGTCAAGACGTTCATCTCAATCTCAGGCACAGACAACATGTCGTCGTTGATGTCCAGGAGTTTAAAATCGAACGACGTCGACGACTTTTTCGCTGCATTCTCAATGTGAATATGCAGCAGGTATGAGTCGTCGATCGACATGCTCAACGTATCTGCGTTGGTGACCGACTTGAGAAGCTTGTACGTGTTTGACACGTTTAGACCAGCCGTGTGTTCCCCTTCACAATGGTACTCTTCAAAGTTTTCCGCTGGCATGACCAGGTGGACGAGCGTCACGCGCGCCGTATCGAGCGTGACAACCATGAGACCCTCGGGGCGGAACACGATATTGACATCGTTGATGATATCCTTGAGCACCTCAAAGACGGTCCGAAAGGCACTCGCCTGAATCGTCTTGAGACGAACCATACACACATAACGCACACTCACTTTATACCTTTCTGATAGGCATCAGATACCTTTCTGTTCACCTTTTCTTCAAGCTCACGTGTCATCGGAGGCGCTAGGGGCATGTTGAAATGGTCGATATCGAAATAGTTCCCTGCGTCGTTATCATGCGTGTCGTCGAGTGTGGCACCTGAAAGCACCGACTGATCAAACTCTTCAACGCGCTCCTCCGGTTTCATAGACTCGATCCATTTACGAACATCGTTTCCGACGAGCAGGTTACCATCGTTGGTCACCAGGGTGGGCACGCGTGTAATCTGTCTCGACGGGACCCCCTGAGTCGACACGTTATGGAAACGAATCATATGAATGAGTGCTGGGTTTTCCCGAATCTCCTGAATAACTTGAGAGCAATACGGACACTTGTCGCTGTAGACCAAAGTGGCCATCCTACTATTGGATAACTTTTTGTAGCCAGGAAGGCGACGCGGTCTTTTTTCTCGCCTGTTAATAATATGAAGGACATTGTCGTATTTCTCCTTCTGGCAATTTTGGGATTTTTGCTATGGAACCGCGGCGTCCTCGCACGTGGCGAGGGTTTCGTGAACGTTAGCGACAAGAAGCCAGTAAACCCGGCGACGATCCAGACCATCATCAACGCCATTCAGGCGAAGAACCCCGACGTGTACCCTGTCCAGACCATCTACATCAACTCGATGCAGGGCGAACAGGGGTCGATGATGTATGATGCCCGTATCATGTTCATCAACACACGTGGTTACTTTGGTGTCCAGTACGACATCAAGGCGGACGGTGACGGCAACATCCTCGAGATGTCTGAGCAGCCCCAGCCCGGCATCGGCGCTGCTGATGTTTTCGAGCCCTTCGGTCCCAGCGATTCGTACACCACGTTCGAGGACACCCAGGTTGTCCTGGACAAACAGTTTGCGGATCTGAAGACCCAGGTTCCCGGCTATCAGACCAAGCTCGATATTTGGCTGGAGCAGATGCGTCAGTCGGAGAGAACCAACGCCGATGCTGCGGCGCGGAACGGCATGGTTGTTTCTAGACGTTAATTAGGAATGATATCAGCACAAAATCTTGCTGAGCGAGAGCACAAAAGGCTCGAGGTTCGCAAGGCGACCTACAAAGCAATTCTCGAACAGCTCTGTCGCAAAATCAAATCTGCGTCAGAAC